CAAATCTAGATGCATCTTTATTTAATAATAATTGTCTATATTGCGAATAAATTGCTTTTGATGCTGGACTTTCTTCTGTGCCTAATTTTGATGATCCTTTGCCGTCGACATGACCAAATGCAACTGCAAATTGTACTGCTCTTGTTTCATCTGATGTTGCTGCATTAAATACATCAACATAATGTCTTTTTTGTGATACTGTTTGTACATTTGAAGCAAAAAATGTTGTTAATGTTCCAATACCTCCACTCCATAATCCTGCAGTTACTGTCTCTTTTTGTTGTGAAACAACGTCTTCAGATACATTAAATCTAGAATATGTTTCTCCAGATGTGCTAACTGTAGGTAAAGTGCCATCTTGTTTTTGATTTGGTAATTTTTTTAAATTTTCAATTATTTTCATTTTTTTAACTCTATGTTTTAAAAACTAATATTACTAGGTGCTACGTTACCTGCTACTGTTTGTTTATTAACAGTTACATTAACAGTTGTACTACCACCTGTTTCATTTGCAATAATATTTACAGTTGTGGTTTTATCTTCTAAAAGATTTTTAGCTGTAATTTGAAATGCAAATCCTGCTACTGCAATACTTTGTGCATCTGCATTATTTCCAATTGCAGTTGGTACAGTTGGCAACGTTCCTGGATTAGCTAATGGCTGAACAACACTAATATCAGCAATTGTACTATCTGCTAATATTGCTGTATATCCAAATGTAGAATTACCAGACGCAAAATTACTTGTATTTGGCGTTATAACTGCAGTGTCTCCTGCAGCTTGTAATGTAATTGATGGATTTGCAACAGTTATAACAGGAATTCTTGTTATTTGTTTTGGTAATGTAACTAATTTATATTTTAATGCTTGACTTTCATCTGGAACTGCTTCCACTAATGGCATGTTTTCTATCAATATTCCATAATAGCTTGATCCTAATGGATGATTAATATTCCATAATCCGTAATCTACTTCATCATCTCCTAATGCAAACTGTGTGATATTGAAATCAGAACTACCAGCTGCTAATAGCTCTCTTCCTTTTTTGGTTAGAATAGCATCTACTGTAATTGTACTATTATTTAAATATCCCATTGTATATACCTTTTATTTTTAATAAATATTATCTTATAAAATTTTTGTTGTTTTTATTTAAAAAACTCTTCTGGTTCTTCTCCAGATCTTCTTTTTCTTTTTCTAGTTTTACGTTCACGTATTTTTTCTACTTTAAACGAACCTTCACTACTTGGAGTACTAACTGTAATATTATTTGGATTAACTTCAGAAAACTCTACAACTGGTCCTCCATCAATTGTTTTAAAATTACCAGTAAATCTTGTTGGTTCAATATTAAAATCTTTTCCAATTAATTTAGATCCATTAAATCTAGCATTTTCCATTCCAATTGGACTAAAATCTTGAACTTCAGCAAATGAACCAGTTAAATTAAAATATTGAGTTACTCCAGAACTACCAGCTCCAGAACTACCATATGTTGAAGATCCATATGTTCCTGATCCATATCCTCCATTACTAGAGCTTATACTAGAAGATTGAATCATTGTTTTAAATATACTAGAAACTCTTGATCCGGTAATTGTCGGTAATATTGCTTCTGATTCCCAATACGGTGTAGATCCAGTAACCCATGATCCACTATATCGATATATTATATCATATGAATATGGAGTTGATGTATACGAAGTGCTACTAGTTAAATAAGCTATATAATTATCTGCTACAGATCCAGATATAATATTTTGATCTTCTGAATTTACAATTAACTCTGATTCAATGAATTGATATGATGATGTAATATTTTGAGTTTCTGTTGAAACAATTAAATTAGCGTCATATGTTTCATTACTTCGTTGTAAATATCCAGTTTTTGTAGAATCTTTACTTCGTTCTAATAATGTAGGTTGTATTAACAATCCAGTTATTTTATTTACACGTGCTGGAAGTAATTGTTCAATTTGTCCAAAAAATGATAAATCAAATAAACTAAAAACACGTAAATATTCATTTATATTACTTTTTTCAGAATATTTTTTCCAATATGTTTCAGAAAATTTCTTTAATGCTGGATATGAATTTGCATCTTGATCTGCAGGGTCTCCTATATAGTCTTCTAAATTAACAAATCCTAATTGTGCAATTATGTCGTCATTAATCATTGTTTGAGGAGAATAAAATATTCCTAGCCTAGCTGAATCCAATGGAGCTTTATCAAATTGACTTTGTTCAGCTCTAGAATCTGGAGATAATCCATTAATCAAATTATTTGATTCAATTCGTATTTTATTATCATCTAATGTATCATTTCCTGCAGAAATTGCATCATAATAATATGTTTCTTCTTGCGAATTATACGGCTCATTAGAAGACCATCCAACAAAAGATGCAGATATATTCGAAGAATTTGGTTCAACACCTTGTAAACTAGAAGTTAATGTATGATTAATTTTATCATTTAATGGAAATCTTGCAACTAATTCCTCGTATGCATCAGAATTTCCATCATATGCTCCTGGTGCTTTTGTATGATTAGAAAATGCATTTATATCTAAACTAGAAGTCCATAATCTAAGTTCTTGAAGTTGTCCTTGTAATCTATTTCCAGCATTACCTCCTGGATTTAATCCTAATGATATCGTACCAGTATTTGGAAAACTACCTGTAATAGAAGCTGAAACTGTTGTTATAATTTTTCCATACTTAGAACGTTGTGCTAATAATTCTAATGTACCATTTGAACCACTTCGGAGTAATGTATTAATATATTCTCCATCAAAACATTCAATTTGACCAGATGCAGTTGTATTAATTTTTAATGTTCCTAATGTGCCGCTATTAAAATCAATTGTAACATTGTTTACACCAATTGAATATAAATTCATAGTAGATGGTACCGAAGGATTAGTTAATACATTATCTGTTCGTAATCTTAGTTCTACAGAGCGAATAGGCTTAGTATAATCTACAGTAACCGTACCAGCTGGATTATTAATTAAATCTAATGCATAATTAAATTCATTTGTTTCATAAATAGGAGCTCTTGTTATTCTAGGACCTCCATATTCATTAATAGATATCATAGATTGTGGAATACCATAACATGATAATAATGCTCGTATACTTCGTTTTGTTCCTTTTGATTTTAGTAATAATGGTAAATTATTAACAATTCTTCTCCAAATACCATATGTAATATCACGTTTTGATACTGCAGGATCTCCTACTGACAATGATCCTGTAATAGGAATTCCTTGTTCATTAGTTCCAAATAAATACTCCCATAAATTTGATCCTTGATTTCCTATAGATAAATTCCATCCAAATTGTTTTGCAACTTGAAATAATAATTCATTAGGAACACCACGATGTGGATGTTCATCACGATTATACATTTTTGTTAAGTATCTAATATATGTATATAAAATATCAAAATGATGTCCTAACATATTAACAAAAATATTCATATCAGAATTATTTGAATCAAATTTAATAAATTCCGGAATACCATTTGTCAAAATATTAGTATTATAACTATCATACAATTCAGCTGAATTATATAATGAATCATACCAATTAACAAAGTTGCTACTAGTAACTGACATCAATGAATAAGGTTTAGTAGAATTACTTTTAGGAGTTGGTTGTACATAACTTCCAGTTAATTCTGAAACATTAACATCGATACTATTATATTGATCGTAAGTGAATAATATTGAAGAAGATTCATAATAAAGATATTTTTCAAATTCATCAAATCCAGATATTAAATTTGTTTTTAATTGAGTAAAATCATTTGCATTAGTTGTACTAACAGCACTATTAATATTTGAAATAACAGATGATTGTGATGTATATGTTTCAATTAATCCTAATTTATATCTAAAATTATCTAATCTTTCTGTAGCTGAACTATAAAATATAAAATTATTAAAATCAGAATAATCTATATTTAAATTTATTCCAGATAATGATCCTGAAAAATATGAATCAATTATCTGTTGTGAAGTTTGAATTGATGATCCTAATAAATCATTCCAAGACTTTAAATCTGTTTCTGTTGAAATATCAGTTGCATTTGTATTTGCTTGCCAATTTGGCCCAGATAAAGTTTCTTGTATTGATGATAATATTTCCGGTGTTATTTCAACAGTGTCAATATATGGTAATTTTTTTTCTTTTACAACCCAACATTTAAATTTTAAATTAATATCTAATGGTAATGGATTTAAAAGTTTTACATATAAATGCTCTCCTACAACTACACTATTAACAAATTGTATACAATTATTTTGACTAAAATTTAATAAGTATGTTTCAGTAACATTAGGATTGACAACATTATCATTTAAGTCAGTTTGTTTAACATCGTCAATATAATTAACTAATTGAGTTAATGCTGATTGATTGTTTTTATCAATTAATGTTAATTTTACTTCTGTACGATCTGGAGATATTTCTGATACTTTTAAATGTTGATTGTCATAACTTCCAATTAAATTTTCAAAAAAGTTTAAAACAAATCTAAAATTACCTGCAGTTAATCCTAACGAATTAAATTCTGAATATAAATTAATATCCAATGAAGCAAACGGAAATGGAATAAAAGTATCTGTTTCGGTATCTGTAATATTAGGACTTAAACTAGAAGCTTGTATAGAATGATTACCTGTTATCCACGTGTCATTAGAATATACATGAAATTCAACTTTTTGTGTTGACGTAGAATCTAATTGAGCATTATAACTAATTCTATAGTCTGGATAATCTAATAATTGATAATCAACAGAATCTAATCTACGAGCATTTAATGACTCTTTTGAATTTAAAATTTGGTCTATATTTGAATATTGATTTAACATTATTGTTTACCGTATCCTCCAGGTCCTGGATCATCTATTATTGAAATATCAAATTTAACACTTTGTCTTAAATACCAAGAATCGCCACCAGAAACAGTTCTAAAACTATACTGATCATATTCTATCATGTCATTTGGATCTATTACATAAGTTAAATTAACAGATACATATGTTTGACTATGATCTTGAGAACTACCTCCACCATATTGTGCAGATGTTTTATAAGAATGTGGATATCTATTATAATATAACGAACCAGCATTACTTGGCCAATTTCTATACACTACAGGCATTTTCCTATCTAACGCTAACACAAATCCAGTATCAACATTATTTTG